ATCTTTCTCAAGAATTTTGTACAGTTATGTTTTGATCTTGTACAGAATGGAAATGGAATACAGATATCACAAGATTATTCCTCAATGGTAAATTTTGCACGTTGCAAGGTTTTAGGTGCGAATGTATTGAGAGGCCCCAATCAGATACCTTGGGATGGTAAGTTGAAGTATGACTATCAGTTATGGATTGACTCTGATATTGTTTTCGACACTCAAAAGTTCTGGCAGTTAATTGATCTTGCAATACCCGAAGAAGGTGAAGAGAAAGAGATCACCGCTGGTTGGTATGCCACAGAGGATGGACATACAACATCGGTTGCACACTGGTTAAGCGAAGAAGACTTTGCAAAGAATGGTGGAGTGATGAATCACGAAACTGTTGAGTCAATCACCAAGAAGAGAAAACCTTTCACTGTCGATTATACAGGTTTTGGTTGGGTTTTAATTAAACATGGTGTCTTTGAAAGACTTGAGTATCCTTGGTTTGCTCCGAAGATGCAAGTGTTTGATAGTGGTAAGGTACAGGATATGTGTGGTGAGGATGTCTCATTCTGTTTAGATGCAAAGAAAAAAGGCATCGTGACTTGGTGCGATCCTCGAATTCGTGTTGGTCATGAGAAGACGAGGGTAATATGATCGGTTTGACACTCATTGTGATTGTTTTAATACTGATCACAATGTTATATTATTACAATCCACATCACTAAGGAGAATTATGGTAAAAGGAAAATTAGAAAGAAGGTACAGATTGGTTCATAACGGCCGCGAACTCTCCCAAGGTTTGTTGAGTGAAGCAGGCAAGTATGATGCATTTCAGATATTAGTTCAACGATTTGATGAAGGTGTGCCTGGCGCAATTGATCCAGATGAAGTTGAAGTGATTGATATGAAGGAGGAGAAGGAATGATTGAAATACTCATCGGTGCAGCGTGTTTCTCCGCTCTTGGTTATTATGGATATCTGATGATGAAGTTGGTGAATTTACGTCAGGAAGAAAAAGAAAACAAAAGGAGATTTGATTAATGGCAGTTCGTTTTAATACAGGTAATAGTATTGAGGGTCGTCCAAAGAAAACAAGACAGGGACGATCTGAACGTACAAAACTTGCAGCAACCAGTCGAAATGGTCGTAAAAAGAAATATCGCGGTCAAGGTCGATAATGTTGAATGAAATGGAACATGATTGTCGGATTCGATTAAAAGATACTCATTATAAGGAATATTCAAATTATTCCTTACTTGGTTCTGAATCTTATGAAGCATGTGCTAAAATTTACATTCAATACTGTGAGCATAAACAATTCGGTGATATGATACCACTCTTCAAGGAGGAGTTCTGTACTGATATCGCTGAAAGAATTGGATACTATGATAAGAGCAATCAACTTTGTGCTTTTACGGTATCCTTTTTATTTCCGAGTGCAAATTGTGCATATGCGACATATTTTGCATGGGATTATCAGAATCCGAAACTTGGAATGGGTAATATTGCAAATAAAAATGAAATTGCCAGATATAAAAGATTAGGTTATGATTACTATTATCTTGGCCCTGCAATGTCATACAAAGAAAAACTTCAAGGATATGAGATTGCAGATGTGAGTAAGACATATAAATTTGTAAATAATCATATTATTTGGCACTAAATGGCATATTTAAATCATAGCTTACCTGATTGGTCAGTATATATCCGAAACGAATTCCTCTATAATCATAAAAAGGGTCATGGAGAGGTAACAAAGTGTGATATTCACTCTGTTGCAAGCATGGAAAAGAGAACTTTACTGTTTGAAGCATTTCTAGAGAATGGTGTAAATTGGACAAGAAGACCTTTACACGCATTTTGTTGGAAACCAGACGCTGAAATTGAACCTTTGGAGGACATCATGTACTGGGATTGTTTCTCTCCATACATCGATGTTCAGAGAAGAAATCGTTTAGCTGGTTTAGATGCAGAATTAATACGTCCAGATGGCAAAAAAGTCATTGGAACATATCTATGGACATTTGATTGGGCATGGGAAAATAAAGGAATTCTCGATTTGAACTTTTCTGAGACTCCAGAACATAAATGTGCTCATTTATTTAAGGTCGAAACAGGAAATTTTTATGCATATCCAAATAATCGCATCATTTGGTATGATAATGCATGGGTTTTTGACCGAATTGAGCAAAATCCAGGCTATGAAATTGATTTAACACTGTACTCCGTTGAAAATAAACGAAAAATTGAGACATCAGATCATTATATGTACGAGGTGAAGGATATAAGTCGTGAAAATGAGCAAAAAAAGCCTGTTGAAATCAATATTGAACCAGAATTAGGATGAAAACTGACACATTATTACGCATTTATCTAGCTGTGAAGAGAAAAGCTCGTAAATTAAAGTATCCACCTGTTCGGAAACATCATAATATACACACATTCGGATGAAAAAATTTGAAATGGGACAACATTTGCTTCTTGAGGTCTATGATTGTACCTTTGAGCAGCTAAATTCGACTCATTTTTTACGTTCAATCTTTACAAAAGCAATTTTACGTTCAGAAATGATAATTTTGAACGAATATACTCATAAATTTAATCCTTGTGGTGTGACATTGATGTTTGCACTCGCTGAAAGTCATGTTTCTTGCCATACTTGGCCTGAAGAGGGTTGTTTGAGCGCTGATTTTTACACTTGTGGAGAAAAAGATCCAAAAATAGCTGCTAAATACATCATTGAGAACTTATATTCGATAGATTATCAAATTCGGACAGTAAAACGGTAAAAAATAGGTATAAATAAAACAGGAAACTTTTTGTGTAAATAGTGGCGTCTCGAGCATTCAAAGATATCAACTTATCCTTCAAACGTCATCCTGTGACGAATGATGTATTGACGATCAATGATGAGGATGCAATTAAAAGATCTGTAAAAAACATAATTTTTACAATTTTAGGTGAAAAACCATTTGAGCCTTTTTTTGGATCAGAGATTAATAATTCTTTATTTGAATTAAACACATCTTTGAATGAAATAAGAATTCAAGATGAAATTCAATCATCTTTATTGAATTATGAACCAAGAATCGCAAATATTATTGCAACTGTGACAATCGCACCAGATTCAAATGAAATGAACTGTACGATTCAATATGACATTGTTGGTCTTCCCACACCACCACAACAAGTTGATGTTCTCCTTTTCCCAGCTAGAGTATAATGTCTTTCGGTCAATATGTAAATCTAGATTTTGATCAAATCAAAGTGTCTATCAGAGATTATCTGAAGGCAAACACAAATTTTACTGATTATGACTTTGAAGGGTCAAACCTTTCAATAATTATTGATGCGTTAGCGTATAATACATATACAACTGCCTACAACACCAATATGGCGGCAAATGAATGTTTTCTTGACTCCGCTACACTTCGAGAAAACGTTGTCGCACTTGCTCGAAACATTGGTTACGTTCCAAGATCTCGTAGAGCTTCTCGTGCAAGAATATCTTTTAATGTAAGTGGTCTGACAGAGACCTCAACACTGACATTAAACTCTGGTATCGTTTGTAATGGTGCTGGTTCAAATACAAACTTCATATTTTGCATTCCAGAGGATATTACAGTTCCTGTTGTTAATGGAGTTGCTCAATTTAATAATATTGAAATTTTTGAAGGTAACTTTGTATCTCAAAGCTTCATTGTAGATACAACTCTATTCAATCAAAAATTTATTCTTGATAATTCATTCATTGATACATCAACTATCAAAGTTAAGGTCAAGGCATCAACGACATCGACCTCAACAGTCACTTATAAACAAATTGATAATATTGTAGGTATCACTTCAACATCTTCATCATACTTATTACAGGAAGTTGAGGATGAAAGATATGAATTAATCTTTGGTGATAATGTTATCGGTAAAAAATTATCAAATAATAATGAAATCACAGTTTCCTATATTGTAACTGAGGGAAGAGATGGAAACGGTGCGTCTGAATTTAGTTTTGTTGGAAATATCACAAATCAAGATGGTGCAGTCATTGATGCAAATCTAATATCCCTTGTCACAACAGATGAAAAATCAAGAGATGGTGATGAGATTGAATCAATTTCTTCAATTAAGTATTATGCACCGAGAATCTATTCTTCACAGTATCGTGCAGTTACTTCATCGGATTACGAATCTGTTTTAGGATTTATCTATCCAAACGTTGAATCTGTTACTGCTTTTGGTGGTGAAGAGATGAGTCCGCCTCGTTTTGGTAAAGTCTTTATCTCAGTCAAACCTCGAAATGGTGATTTTCTATCTGATGAGACAAAAAGAGAGCTTGTCCAACGATTAAAGAGTTATGCAGTTGCTGGTATTGTACCAGAGTTTATTGATTTAAAATATCTATATGTTGAACTTCAAGTTAATGCATATTATAATCCAAGTTTGAATGATGACCCAGAAAATCTCAAAACTTCCGTTTCAAACGCTTTGACTCAGTATTCAAGATCAATTGATATTAATAAATTTGGTGGCCGATTCAAATACAGTAAAGCAGTTTCATTAATTGATGGAGTTGATTCATCAATCACATCAAATATTACCTTAGTTACAATTCGACGTAATTTAAAAGCAGTCATCGGTCAATTTGCTCAATATGAAATTTGTTATGGTAATCATATTCATAGTCAAGAATCTGCATACAATGTAGTATCAACTGGATTCACAATTGAAGGTGTAACAGGAACTGTTTATATGGCTGATGAAGTCGTAAATCGTGAAACAGGTCGTATGTTCTTCTTTACATATGATGAAGGAGGAACTCCAAATATTGTAAAGAAAAATGCTGGAACAGTTAAATATTTGATCGGTGAAGTTCTTATAGATACTTGTAATATCACCTCAACAGTGATTGCGAATGATGTGATTGAAATTCAAGCAATTCCTCATTCAAATGACGTTGTTGGTCTTCGAGATTTATATGTCAAATTTGATATGTCAAATACAACAATCAATATGGTTCAAGATTTAATCTCATCTGGTGAGAACACATCTGGATCTCAGTTTGTTCATATTCACAGTTATTATACTCCAACTTTCACAAGGAAATCAAACTCTCCAGTTGCAACTGGCACCACTTTACTTCCATCAACAGCGACTGGAACTTCAACAACTAGAGCGACTGGTGCAACATACACAACTCCAACTACAACATCAAGTACAACCACAAGCAGCACACCTTCATCATCTGGTGGCGGCGGTGGATCTAGCTATGGCGGCGGATATTAATGATTGATACCTCAATACAAAGAGTCGAGATAAATCAGGTAATTGAAAATCAGTTACCTGAATTTGTGCAAACAGAAAGCCCACTTTTTGTGGATTTCATGAAGCAATACTATATTTCACAAGAATTTCAAGGTGGATCCATAAATGTTGCTGAAAATTTAGACAGATATACTAAACTTCAAACCTTTGTTGGTGCTGCGCTGACAGAATTTACTGGATTATCAACAGATACTCAGTCTTTTTCAAGCACAATTTTCGTTGATAGTACAAAAGGTTATCCAAATAAGTATGGATTACTTAAAATTGATGATGAAATCATTACATATACAGGAATTGGTACGACTTCATTCACAGGTTGTGTCCGTGGATTTAGTGGAGTTAATGCATTAAGACAACCAACAAAACCAGACGTTTTAGATTTTAAAACTTCAGTTGGTGCTGCACATACTGGTGGAACTAAAGTTCATAATTTATCAAATATCTTCATTCGTGAATTTTTTAGAAAACTAAAAACTACTTTTGCAAGCGGATTTGAAAATCGTAAATTAGATAGTGATCTAGATCAAATTAAATTTATTCGACAAATTAAAGATTTTTATCGAACAAAAGGAACAGAGGAATCATATAAAATTTTATTCAGAGCATTATATGGTGAAGAAGTTAATATTATCAAACCATCAGAGTTTTTAATCAAACCATCTGACGCAGATTATGGATTCGCACAAGATTTTGTAGTTAAACCAATTACAGGAGATCCACGAAATTTAAAAGGATCAACACTTTTTCAAGATAAAGATGAAGATGATATCAACATTCAAGGTGCTTCAGGTGCGATATCAGATGTAAAAGACTTTTTATATGGCGGAGAGCATTACTATCAGATTAGTGTATCACAAGATTCAATTGATGGTAATTTTATACTTCCAGGCAGAACTCGTGTGGTAAATCAAGTTACTATTGGTTCGACTGTAATGACAGTTGATACAACAGTTGGATTCCCTACAAGTGGTTCTTTATCTTTACCAAGTGCAACCACAGCGGGTATTGTAACTTATACTAGTAAAACATCAAATCAGTTTGTGGGATTACCAACAGCTGTTGATGTTTTAAATGTTGGTGATGATGTCAGATATAATAATGTCGCTTACGGATATTCATTTGCAAATAATACTAAAAAGATTGAGGTATTAATTACAGGTGTTTTAAAAGATTTTCCAATACCAGACGAAACTTTTTACTTTAATAAGGGAGATAAAGTCAAAGTTGGTACATTTGGTATTAACAAGAGTTCTGAAGATGCTAACTTTGGATCATGGGTCTATAATACAACAGTCAAATTTACACCAAAAACTGTTACAAGACAATCAAGTAGTAGTTTTAGAATTGTAACACCATCAGATCATGGTCTTTTAGAGGAAGATACTGTTGAAGTTTTAGATGGTCAATCATTACTATCTGGAGTTGGTCGTGTTCTGAGTGTTATTAGTGGTTCAACTTTCATTGTAGGTGATTTGCCTGGCGTTGGTGTAAATAATTTTGCATTTATAAGAAGAAGACTTAAAAGAGGAAACAGTTCATTACACGATAATATCACAAAATATACAACTGATGTTCAAAACGTGTATGATCATGAAAGTGATAATGCATTTGCACTACCTCCACATCCTCACGCATACGTCACATCACCCTCTTTACCAAGTTTAGCTAACGAACCCATCGTTGCACCAGATCGGTCTGTAACATGGACTGGCGCGACTGGCGGCGACGTTATACAGTTAATACAGGTTACAGAAGGTGCATCAGATCATGGATTCTACTCTGGAGAAGTTGTTACTTATAACGTCGTTAGTGGATTCTTAGGGCAACTGATTGATGGTAAAAATTATTATGTAAGTCGTGTAAGTTCTAATAATATTCGTCTTGCAAACTCATTACCTGATTTAATTAATGGTGATTTTGTAGATGCAACTGGAAACGGAACATTTAAAATTTCTGTTCCAGAACTTGCAAATAAAAAACTAGAACATCAAAAATTATTAAAAAGAATATCTCTCAATCCACTCTTTGATGGGGCAAAGCGTGAGACAACGCCAGGCACCACTGGCATCCTCGTAAATGGTACAGAGATATCAAACTATAAGTCTGGTGATGTTATTCAATTTGGTGGTATTGAATCAGTAGATGTATTGGAAGGTGGATCACAATTTGATGTGATTACACCACCAACAGTGTCTATTGAAAGTTTAACTGGTGCTGGTGTAAGTGCAACAGCAAACGTAAAAGGTTCTCTAGAAAGAATTGATATCATAGATCCAGGCTTTGATTATGTTGAACCACCAACTATCGAAATTACTGGTGGAAATGGTGTAAATGCTATTGCAAGATCAAGATTAAAACAGGTTGATCATTTTATTGATTTTGATGCATCATCAACAGGTAATGCAATTAATATTGCTGACGATACGATTGGTTTTGGAACATTTCATAAGTTTCGTGATGGAGAGGCTGTAGTCTATAAAACCTTCAATACTGGTGCAATTGGTATTGCAAGCGCTGGTATTACCACAACTGCAATTCAACTTAATCCAGATCAAAGACTTGTTGATGAATCAATTTATTTTGTATCCAAAGTTAATAATACAACTATTAGACTTGCAAATAACGAAAATGATGCTATCACAAAATCAAATTTACTTAATCTTACTGGATTTGCAGATGGATCACAAAGATTTCAAAGCTTAAGAAAGAAATTTATTTTAGGTCAGATTATTATCGATAATCCTGGCGAAGGATATGAAAATAAAAGAAGATTAGTCGCCACATCTGGTATTAATACATATTCTGATTTTATTGAATATAAAGATCATGGATTTAAAGATGGTGAGATAGTTAGATATTCACACTCAGGAATCGGACTTACAATCGGAGGACTTGATACAGATCAAGATTATTATGTTTTAAAAATAAGTGATGATAGATTCCGACTTGCCTCTGCTGGAATTGGAACTACTTTATCTAATGCAAATTATTTAACTAAACAATTTGTTGGATTAACATCAGTTGGTTCTGGAGAACATATATTTAATTATCCTCCAATAGTTGTTAATGTTAAAGGAAAGATTGGAATTAATACAGTTCATCCAGAAAATTATCATGCAAAAGTCAATCCAATTGTAAGAGGTTCAATCACATCAATTAATGTTGAGAAGCCTGGAATTGGATATGGTAATGATTCAACATTTAATTTTAGTATTCCTCCTCAAGTTCGTGTTTCCTCTGGATCATCATCAGAATACAAAGCTATTGTTACAAACGGAAGAATACAATCTGTAATTGTGACTCGTTCTGGTGGTGAATACACATCTGCTCCTGATTTGAAAATTTTAGGTGATGGTGTTGGTGCAAAAATAATATCATCAATTAGTAATGGAAGTGTTGATCAAGTTACTGTTGATAATGGTGGTGTTGGTTATTCAACAGCTACCGTTGGAGTTGAAGAAATAATTCCTGGCACAGGTGCTGTTTTCTTACCTAAAATTAGATCTTGGGCAGTTAATAACGTTAAAAGATATGAAGATATATTTTATGATGATGATGGATTTTTATCTAGAGGTGATAATGATGAGGGTATTAAATTCACAGCATTTTATGCACCTAGAGGTTTAAGAAAAGTTTTAAAACAAAAAAATAGTGATGGAACAGTTGATTATACATCAAATGATTTAAATATTCTTAACAATGCAGAACAAGTTTCTTTAAATCATTCACCGATTATTGGATGGGCTTATGATGGTAATCCAATTTACGGCCCTTATGGATATGATCGTAAAGATGGTGGTGTTGTAAGAATTATGAGATCTGGTTATGTTCTTAAAACAAGCAGAGAGAATGGGCCACCAATATCAGAATTTCCTCTTGGATTCTTTGTAGAAGATCATGAGTATCTTGGAAATGGTGATCTTGATGAAAATAATGGAAGATATTGCATCACTCCAGATTATCCAAAAGGAACTTATGCTTATTTTGCAACAATTAATCCAAATGAAAATGAAACTAGTGGAACATTTAAAAACTTTAGATCTCCAGTTTTTCCATATTTAATCGGTGAAAATTATGCTGCAAAACCTGATGAGTTTAATTTTATTGAAACAAATAATCAAGATTTAGATTTAAACACTCTCAATTTAAGAAGAAACACAAATCCATATAAGTTAGATGGAGCGGGATCTGAATATGAAGGAATACACGATAGTCGAAAGATTGTTGATCAGGAGATTGAGATTAATTATGCATCGCCAGGTAGGATTAATCAATTTGAAATACTAAGTTCTGGATCTGGTTATCAAGTTAAAGATCCATTAAGAGTTCAAAATTTAGGAAAAGGAAATGGTTTTTCTGGTGAAATTTCTAGAGTTGAAGGAAAGGAAATTGTATCCATAGCCTCAACTGTGGTTAAAATTGAAAATCTAGTATTTTCATATAATAATTCAAATGGACAAATTACAGGACTCTCATCTCAACCACACGATTTGGTTGTTGGTGATGTTGTAACCATTTCAGGATTATCAACTGACTCTTTGAGAAAATTAGATGGCAGACATCAAATTGGATTTAATACATCATTCTTACTTTTAAATACAGGAATTGGAACAACTGGATCTACAGGTATAGTCACAAGCTTGTCAGTCACAGGTGACTTATCTAGAAATGCAATTGCACCGAATGATGTTTTAGGTATTAATACTGAAAGATTTTTAGTTCTTAATGTTGATGATGTTAATGATAAAGTTAGGGTCAAAAGAGAATTTGATGGTGTTTTAGGAACTGCTCATACAAGTACATCTCTAATTACATCTTTAAATCGTAGCATTACTTTTAATTTAGGTATTAATACTGATATTCAAACAAGAGTTAATATACCATACTTTTTCAATCCAATCGAGAGTGTTTCATTAGGAGAATCAGCTGGCGTTGGTATTGGATCAACAATTAGATATTCATTTAAAGTTGTGGGTGGTGCATCTACAGAAAGGTTCATTCCAACTCAAAATATTTTCTTACAGAATCATGGATTTGAAACTGGCGAAAAGCTTCTATATTCTAGTGGTGAAGGAACTTCACTTTTAGTTTCAAATGGCATATCTACATTTAATCTAACTAATAATTCCCCTGTATTTGCAATTAATTTAGGTAAAGATTTACTTGGCATATCAACAAATCCATTAGGTATCGGATCAACAGGATCTATTACAGGTATAGGATCAACTGCATATCAATTATTCTTTAAAGGTCACGGAACTGGACAGATTCATAGCTTAAAACCACAAAAAACTGAAATCACTGGTTTTGCTGAAAAAGTTGTTGGAACTGTTGTTTGTAAAGAAGCACACCAATTGATAGCAAATGATCGTGTTAGATTAAATGTAACGCCAGGTATTACAACCACATTTAATGTTCAGTTTGATGATACCACTCGCAGAACATTTATTAATCCAATTAATTTTGGTGCTTCTTCTGTTGATATAACTAAAGATCAAATTACAATTCCAAATCACGGATATAAAACAGGCGATAAAGTTCTTTATAAATCATCGAATCCAGCAAATCCACTTTTTAATAACTTCACTTATTTTATTGTTAGAATTGATAAAAATACAATTAAATTATCTGAAACTAACTTTAAATCTAAAAAATTAATACCTGATTGTATTTCACTTACATCTACAGGATCTGGTCATACAATTGCTTTAATTAATCCACCTCTATCACTTACTCGTGGATATAAAGTTGGATTTGCTGTATCTGACACATCTCTTACACAAGTCGTATCAGGAAAAAGAACACAGGTATTTGATTTTGAATTATTCAGAGATACAAACTTTACAAATCCATATTTTAATAATAAAGAGGATGGAGGATTTCAAGTTGTAGGTGTTGGAACTGTTGGTGTTACAACAACTGCAAGAGTAGATCTTTCTGTTACAGAAAATACTCCAATAGATCTTTTTTATAAATTAACACCTGTCAATTTAAATATTAATGCTCCATTTAAGAGAGATCCAATTGTTGATACTGATGTTATTAATTACAGTAGTTTAAAAATATCAGACAGTGTTTATAATGGTGATTTTGCAATCACAGGAATTGGAAGCACAACATTCTCATTTGTTTTACCATCACAACCAGAAAAAGATGGCTATACTAAGGAGGAAGCTACTAAACTATCTTATTCAACATCTTCTGTAAGTGCAATAGGTGCCATTAATAATATTAGAATTATATCAAAAGGAAGAAATTATAAAACAATTCCTGTTGTTACTTCAATCGGATCAACACTTGGAGTTGGTGGTGTTATTAGATTGAATAGTAATGAAACTGGTAAATTAAGAAGATATACAATTAAAAATCTTGGATTTGATTATTCAGCAGATAAAACAATACAACCATCTGTTCAATTACCACAAATTTTGAGATTGGATCGATTATCCAAAATTGCAAACATTGGAATTAGTTCTGGTGGTAAAAATTATCTTGAACCACCAAATGTTTTAGTGATTGATCGTGTAACTGGATTGATCAAAAATGAAGTTATAACAGCTGTTGATGTGCAAGGAACATCTGTTTCCGAAGTTAGACTTTTAAGAAATACGAACTCCTTATATGATACAAATCCAAGAATTATTGCTACAAATAATAATAACGGAATTAAAGTTAAAAATCTATCATTTACAGGTGGAACAAATTTAGTTACTTTGACTCTTGAGGGTGCATATGATTCAACAACATATCCATTTACTCTTGGTGAAAAATTATATGTAGAAAATATTGGTATCGGATCCACTGGAAGTGGATTTAATTCATCAGATTACAACTATGAACCTTTCGTAATTACTGGTGTTAATACAAATCCAGGCGGAGGAAATGCGACTGTTTCATATAATTTAGATTCATCAGTCACAAGCCCAGGCATCTTTAGTGGCCCCTCATCATCAGGACAAGCAATACCTTTTGAAAATATAGCGCAGTTTAATATTGATGTTGATACAAATCAATTTAGTGTTGGTGAAACTGTAAGCACAGGTGATAAAATTGGAACTGTTGTTGCTTGGAATGAGAATAATAAGTATCTTAAAGTATTATCAAATGATACCTTTAATGTTGGTGAATCAATTAATGGTTCATCATCAAAATCTATCGCATTGATTGAACAGACAACTAAATTTAACTCAGTATTTAATATTGATTCTGACTCTGAATTTAGAAGTGGTTTCCGCAAAGAAACTGGAAAATTAAATACAGAATTACAAAAACTTGCAGATAATGATTATTATCAAATATTCTCATATTCATTAGGTAGTCCAATTTCATATGATACATGGAAAGATCCAGTCAATAGTTTAGGTCATGTTGTTGGATTTAGAAATTTTGCTGATGTCAGCGTCGTTTCTACAGCTTCAACTGATGATAAGAATCGAAGAAATGCATCTGTTGGAGTTTCTTCATCAGTTGCAGTGGTCGTTGCTGATTTAGTGAGTGAAAAAGAATCATTACATAATTATTACGATTTTGATTTAGTTACAGAAAATTCTAAGAATATTGCTGGATTATTTGCATCTGATGAAATTAGTTTTGGTAATCGAATCTTAACTGATTATATTGAATCAAGAACTAACAGAGCAATTACAATCGATAGCGTAAGTTCTGAGTTTAATGATCTACCTCGAGCAACTGCATTCTCTGATGTATTTGCTATCGATCTAGATGACATTGATGGAATTAAGTTTTATGTTATGGTGTTTGATACTCGATTCTCAGGAGAGAAAGAGATTATTCAAATTAATTTACTTCATGATGGATCTCTTGGATACATGATGCCGTTTGGTCGTGTTGAAACTGCGATTGATCTTGGTGAATTTGACTTTAGTGTTTCGGGAACTACAGGAAATCTGAGATATCTTCCAGCTAAATCTAAATTTAATAACTATGCATTAAGAATATTTGCGATTGAAACATTTAAGGATTCTCAAACTGGTATCAGCACACTATCACTTGGAACAGGATATGACATTATTTCTACCTCATCTGGTATTGGATCTACAGATCCATCTCCAGTTCAAGTTGTGGGATTTGGAACCACTGCGATCACAACCTCCAAATTATTCATTCAAACACAGGAACTTGATGGAGATCAAAGAACTCAATTAAATGAGTTGGTCGTTCTTAATGATAGTGAAGAAGTATATCTTTTAGATTATGCACAGATGATTAATGAGAATACCTCTCAAAGTAATTCTCCAAATGTGGGTCTTGGAACATTCGGTGCAGATGTAAGATCAGGAATCACAAGTGTATATTTCACACCTACGACTGGTGTTGGTGTTACAATGAGAGTTCATCAGGTAGCAATTGGAGGGACTGCAACTGGAATCGGAAGCACAACCATATCACTGACTGAAGTATTAACCACAACTACAGATATCGCAGCAACAGGAACTCCACAACCAACAAGAATCAGTGGAATTAATTCTAATACATACACTGCTTTTGATGCGTTAATTGAAATACATGACACAACAAATGATCGATATGCTGTAACTCAAGTGACTGCAATTCATGACACCATCACTCCTCACTTTACAGAGTTTGGTTACATGGATAACTTCTCCACTAACGTTACTAGTTTCTCTGGTATTGGAACTGTTGGTGTTGGATATTCATCTGTAACTGGTGGTGATATTGAACTTCGTTTAACTCCTCCAGCAAATACAGCCATTACAACTAAGGTATTCCAGTATAACTTTAATGAGACTGGAACTGGTGGTGTTGGATTAGTCACATTCACAGACTCTAGATTAAAATCAGCTGAGGGTAATTACACTGGAACTGAAAATGACGTTAAGTTCTCATTTAATCTTAAGCATACTGGAGACTCAATTTTCCATAAAACATTTGATTCTGAAGATGCGTCAGTTGTTGATGTAACAAATAATACATTTATAGTTAATAATCACTTCTTCCAAACTGGTGAAGAATTAACATATAATCCAATTGGTTCAGGAACAACCATGAACATTGGAATTGCAGCTACATCAATTAGTGGAATCGGTGTCACAACTAAATTACCACCAACAGTTTTTGCAGTCAAGATTGCAGAAAATAAATTCAAGGTTGCAAGAACCGCAGCAGAAGCTCTTCAAAATGTTCCTAAAGTTCTTGATCTTACAACTGTTGGTGTTGGAACCACTCAATCATTTACTGCTAAAAATCTTAATTCTAAGGCTCTTATTACTCTTGACAATAACATTCAAAGTCCTGTTATTCAATCTCCTGTTAATACAAAATTATCTTTTGATGCCTTAACAACAACTGACTTTGTAACATTAACAGGTATCTCATCATTCTTCTCTGGTGATGTAATTAAAGTAAATGATGAGTTTATGAAGATTGATACAGTCGGTATCGGATCTACAAATCAACTTCTTGTGAAGAGAGCTCAATTAAATTCAGCTCTTGCAAATCATAGTGCTGGTGATACTGTCACTAAATTCTTAGGAAATTATCAAATAGTTAAGGATACAATCAACTTTACAGATGCACCAAAAGGTGAAAAAGGCCCATCTGGTTTGACCACAACATCTACTTTCGTTGGTCGTGTATTTACACATACTGGTATTCCTGGCGGAACTCAAGAAACTTATTCAAATAATTTTGTATTTGATACTTTTGAAAATCAATTTACAGGAATTGCAACAAACTTTATTTTGAAATCTGGTGGTTCAGATGTAACTGGATTTGCAACAAATACAGGTGTTTTACTTCTAAATGAAATCTTCCAGAATCCAAATGATGATTATAATATTGTTGAAACTGCTGGTATTACATCTGTGAGTTTTACAGGTGTGGGTGTAACAAACAGTTATGATGTAAATGTCTCATCAGTTCCTAGAGGTGGTGTTATTGTATCAGTTGGAGAGAGTGAATCATTTGGTTATCAACCATTAGTTGCAGCTGGTGGAACTGCAATTGTATCTTCAGCTGGCACAGTAACATCAGTATCAATTGGCAATAGTGGATCTGGGTATCGTGTTGGATTACAAACTAATATTCTTGTGAGAGCCGTTACAAGTTCTGGTGTTACAACAATTGGTAAAGCAAATGTTAGTGCTGGTTTAGTTACATCTGTCACAATTACAAGTGGTGGATCAGGATTTAATCAATCATTACCACCAACTCTTGAATTTGAAAAACCACTTAACTATGAAAATATAAGATTAGTGGGTAGTACTACAGGTATTGGTGCATCAGTATCAATTCGTGTTGGAACTGCATCAAGTATAATCAGTTTTGATATCACAAACTTTGGATATAATTATAAAATTGGTGATGTTCTAACTGTTGAAAGAGGTGGTCAAGCTGGTATTCCTACCGACGCCTCTGCTGGATCTACATTTAAATTATTCAATCTAACTGTTATTGATGTCTTTAATGATAGTTTTGCTGGATTTACATTTGGTGAATTAGAGAAGTTGAATACATTTGAAGATTTATTTGACGGTACTAGAAGAACTTTCCCACTTACAAAAACAATCGGTGCAGCTGAAACTCCAATTACATTAAGATCTGCATCAGGATCTCCAATTCGTGTTGAAGATAACTGTTTAGTATTTTTAAACGATATTCTTCAAGTTCCTAGTGAGAGTTATGCCTTTAATGGTGGATCTCAAATTACATTCTCCGAAGCACCAAAATCTGATGATAAAGTAAGAATTTACTACTATCGTGGATCTGATCATGATGTAATTGATGTTGATATTTTAGAAACAGTTAAAACTGGAGATAAATTAACGATTAACAAATATCCTGATGTTGGTTTAGATGATGTATTCCAACAGGAACCAAGAACAGTTACAGGTATTACTACATCTGATACCGTAACAACTAACACCTACATCGATGCTGGTATCACAACAGTTAGAACACTTCAAAGACCAGTTACATGGAAGAAACAAATACAAGATGTAGTTGTTAATAATATTGGAATTGGTAAAGATAGAGTTGAATTAGAGCCTGGCATTCGACCAACTGCTTTTATTATTAAGAGTGTATCTGCTGGATCAACCGAAGTATTTACAGATACAGCAGTTCCATTGTTTAATCAAGTTGATGATATTGTTGAAGTTAGACAAGGTGCATTAATCCTTGATCGAACAACTAAAACAGGGGTGGCTGCAACCGCAGTTGTTTCTGTTGCTGGCACAATATCAAGTGTTGTGATATCTGATGGTGGATCAGGTTACACTGCCGCACCACATGTTTCGATTGGTGTAACTGCTGGAATTGGAACTGTTCATGCTGGAATTGGAACAACATCTGCAAATGCAACAGCTGTTGCGACTGTATCAGGTGTTGGAACAATATCTGCAATTTCAGTTGTCAATGCTGGTTCTGGATATACCAGCACAAATCCACCAATTGTGATGATTGAACCAGAATCTATCACTCAAAATACTTTAACAAGTATCAAGTATCAAGGTGATTTTGGTGACATAGTTGGAATTGCAACTACAGCAGTGGCTGGAATTGGAACAGCACTGCAACTTGATCTCTATATTCCAGATACATCCATTCTTCGTGATACATCAGTTGTCGGAAGTGCCGTAACTGTAAGTGGTATTGCATCTGGATATTACTTTACTGCATTTGATACAAATGTTGGTAACGGAGTGACCTCATATGAAAGTGGAATTGGAAATGATAATGGTGTGGTGGGAGCTGGAACAGTTCATATAGATAATATATACAGGGTTCATAGTGTTAAAAACATAGTTGGGCCTGCCCTCTTATCCACTGGAGTTGGTAACACTGGTCTAACAAGGGTAACTGTGAGTGTTGATAATCTTGAGGGTATTGTCAGACCTGTTGGTGTTGGAACAACTCAATCAATAGGTAATGGGTCAGGTATCACAACGACTGTTGTAAATCCATACGTCAGTGATACTGGTGGTAATGGTGTTAGTCCTCTTTATTATGGTAAGTTCTCTTGGGGTCGTTTGCATGATTTTGTTACAACAAATGAAATTGCATTCACCGCAATTACTGATGATGGAGTCACAGGAATCAAAACTGGCCCTGTGATTATTAGAACAAGGGATTTAAAAGAGTCCTTTACATAACATAAATAAAAACAAAAAGTCTTTGATAAAATGTCAGCTATTATAACTGATCAACTGCGTATATTAAACTCGGAAAATTTTGTAGCGGGTATAGCATCAACTACGAACAGTTATTATGCGTGGATTGGTCTCCCTAACCCAGAAGATTTTCAGTCTGATTGGAGTGAAAATCCACCAGCTCCAAAAGATTCTTTCAGTGAAGAGAATGATTATTGGGATACAATGATCGCTCTGAAAAAGTTGAATTCAGATGATATAGCAAGAGTTGTTAGAAAGATAACTTGGTCATCAGGTACAACGTATGAGATGTATCGTGATGATTATTCACGATCAAATCTATCACCACAAACTAGTTCAACTAATTTGTATGATACGAATTATTATGTAATGAATAGAGACTTCAGAGTTTATATTTGTTTGCAGAACGGAACTAACCCAGAAAACACAACTGGAAGACCATCTCTTGATGAACCTCTATTCACTGACTTAGAACCAAGATCTGCTGGTGCGTCTGGAGATGGATATATTTGGAAGTATCTTTTTACAATTGATCCGAATAGCATCATTAAATTTGATTCAACAAGTTTCATACCCTTACCACAAAACTGGAGCACAAATAATAATGTTGCTGCAGTGAGAAATAACGCATCAACAAGTGGTCAATTAAAAATAGTAACCATCACAAATCGTGGTGTTGGTTACGGAACCGCTGCAACTTATAATAATGTTCCTATCAAAGGTGATGGAAGTGGTGGTAGATGTTCAGTGGTTGTAAATGCTGCTGGTAAAATCGACTCAGTTGAAATTACTAATGGTGGATCCAATTATACTTTTGGTTCAGTTGGATTGAGTGATGTTGGATTAACAAATCCATCAGGATCAACTGATGCCAACTTTAACGTGATCATTCCACCTCAAGATGGTCATGGTGCTGATGTATATCGAGAACTTGGTGCAAATCGTGTCTTAATATACTCTAGATTAGAAAATGATGTATCTAATCCAGATTTTATTACAGGAAACCAATTTTCTCGTGTCGGTCTTTGTCGTGATCCATTAGCATTTGGATCTGAAAATAAATTGACACTCTCAAAAGCGAGTGCTGTTTATGCATTGAAACTCACTGGTGCTGGATCAACAACCACAACATTCACAGCTGATTCTGAGGTCACTCAGGAAATTGGTATTGGATCAACAGCTGTTGGTCGTGTGATTAATTATGATGCAACAACAGGTGTTCTTAAATATTGGCAAGATCGAAGACTTGCAATATCTACAGATGGCTCTGCACCTACATATGGATTTGAACTGTTCAGATTTAGTGCTGATCCTGCCACTGGTGCTGGAACAACTGTATTTGGCGGAACAAGTAATCTAAATATAGATACTAATTTCGGAACTTCTTTAGAGCCTGGTCTCTCTACCTCAATAAATAGTAGGACTTTTAATTTAGGAATGAGTTTTGTGAAAGGTGTTGCAAATCCCGAAGTTGAAAAATATAGTGGTGACATTATATACGTTGATAATAGAGCTGCTGTAACTCGTAGTTCTCAGCAGAAAGAAGACATCAAGATCGTACTGGAATTTTAAAGAATCATGCCACAGGAAACCAATCTTAACGTCAGCCCATATTTTGACGATTTTGATAAAAATAAAAATTTTTATAGAGTTCTTTTTAAGCCTGGATCTCCAGTTCAAGCAAGAGAACTAAGCACTCTACAATCGATTTTACAAAATCAGATTGAACAATTTGGTACTCATTTTTTCAAAGAGGGCTCAAAGGTAATTCCAGGCAACTTAAGTTATGATAATAATTTTACATGTGTTCAAATTGAAGATGCATTCTTAGGTATTCCAGTTTCTTTATATTTTGATCAATTAATTGGACGGAGAATCACAGGCGCAAGATCTGGTGTAACTGCAACAATTAAAAAAATATTATCAAAAGAAGATTCTGATAGAGGAAATATAACTCTCTATATTAAATATGAAAAATCTGGTGATGATTTTGCAACTGAAAAATTTGAGGATGGAGAAAGTTTATCTGCAAATACAGATATAGTTTTTGGTGCGAGTGTTATTTCTGCAAATGAACCTTTTGCAAATACGTTGGCATTCGGTGCAACTGCAACTGGATCTGCAATGTCAATCGGAGAAGGTGTATATTTCATTCGTGGAACTTTTGCTCAAGTTCAAAGTGAAACTTTAATTCTAGATCAATACAGTGGAACTCCATCATATCGTATTGGATTTGATGTTCAAGAGGAATTTATTAGTGCTGATGAAGATCCATCATTGAATGATAACGCATCAGGATTTACAAACTTTGCAGCGCCAGGTGCTGATCGTCTTCAAATCAATATTAGTTTGATGAAGAAGAATCTTGATGATACAAATGATCAAAACTTTATTGAAATTGCTCGTGTTCAAGCTGGTGAATTACAAACATTTGTAAAAGATACACAATATAATCTTCTTAATGATAGATTGGCGAGAAGAACATATGATGAATCTGGAGATTATTATGTAAGACCTTTTGAAGTTTTTGCAAAAGAATCATTAAATGATTCAATTGGAAATAAAGGTATATATTCATCAGAACAAAAAACAACCGAGGGTAACATACCTTCAAAAGATTTAATGGTGATGCAGATATCGCCTGGAAAAGCGTATGTAAAAGGATATTCAATTGAAAAAATTGCGACTGGATTTATTGATGTTCCAAAACCAAGAACAACTAAAACAGTTGAACAAGAAGCTGTAAGTTATACAACTGGTGATCCATTGTTTGTAAATAATGTATTTGGATCTCCAAGTTTAGGAATCGGAACAACTGCAACAGTATCTTTAATTGATAGAAGAAGAGGAAATAGTGGATCTGAGATTGGACTTGCAAGATTATATGATTTTAAAGCACAATCTGCAAGTTTTGTAAATGAAACAACTCAATATGAGACTCGTTTGTTTGACGTTAAAACTTTTACAAATATTCAAGTTGGAACTGCATTTACTTCTTTATTAGCTGGATCTCATATTCAAGGTGCGAGAAGTGGATCAACAGGATTTGTAAGAGCTGATCGTACTAATAGCGCTCACTTTGTTTTAAGTGACGTTTCTGGTAAATTTATTAAGGACGAATCTATCATAGTTAATGGTGTTCAGAATGGAAGAGTAATTATAAAAGTCGATTCTTTTGGATTTAATGATGTTAAGTCAATAAAAAGTGCCGTCGGTGTATCAACATTTGAAGCAGATGTTTTACTTGACATGGGATCTAAACTCACTAATTTGATCTCTGGTAATTTAAGATTAAGTAATACTTCAGGAAATACTGGAATCATCACATCATCTGGACAAAATTTTGTTGGACTTATAACTGCAAATAATATTGTAAGTTATAGTGTGCCTGGCGAAACTGTTCCAAGATTTAATCGCATTACTGGAGTTTCAACTGATGGTACTCAGATAAATGTTGCTGGTATTACATCAGTAGCTGGTATATGTAATGGTGGTGTTTTAGACGGATTAATTCCTGGCTCACTTGATGTTAATGATCTTTTCCTTCGTAGAACAAGTTTTGAAATAAGTGAAAATAGTCTTTTAACACCTGTTAGACATAATAATATTGAAAGTTTAGATGTAACTACAACTACAGTTCAACTTAGAAAACAATTTAGCGATATTACGGTTGCCAATAATTCTTTTACATCTCCGACTGCTGGTGCAGATTTATTCTTCCAACCGTTTGATGAGGAAAGATATTTTATATCATATAATGATGGATCTATTGAACCATTAAAAGAGAGTCAAGTAACAATTGCTGCAGATAAAAAAACAGTATCATTTGTTGGATTAAGTAGTGTTTCAGGAAAAGCAAATTTATTTGCAACGGTGTTAAAGAGTAAAGTTAAAAATAAACTTAAAAAATTAAATGATGCGAATGTAATTAATATTACTAGATCAAGTTTAGCTGCATCTGGTATTGGCACTAATAGTTTAAATGATGGTTTAACATTTAATCGTGTGTTTGGAACAAGAGTTCAAGATCGTAAAATTTCTCTAAATGTTCCTGATGCAGTTCAATTACTTGGTGTATTTGAATCAAATGATGCTGGTGATGCTGATCTACCATCATTAACCTTGACTGCGTATTCAGGGCCAAGTGGAAATAATTCAGATTTAATCGCTGGTGAGAAGATTACAGGGTTAGACAGTAATGCCATTGCAGTTGTTGTTGAAAAACCATCAACAACAACTCTCGGAGTTGTTTTATTAAATCAAAATCAATTTGCTATTGGTGAAACTGTTAAAACTGAAAGATCAGGTATCACTGCTCTAATAACTGATCAAACTTCTGGTGATCGTAATATTACAAATCAATATCTTTTAAATACAAATTATAAACCAACTTATTATGATTTCTCTTTCATAGAAAGAAAAAAAGTTTTTGAAGCACCTACAAATCGACTAAAAGTTGTATTTAAAAACTTCTTTGTTACATCAGACGATACTGGTGATTTCTTTAATGCATCCAGTTATCCAACAGATTCTAAAGAATTAATTCCTGTAGATCGTCAATATGGTGAATCGATAAGTGATTTAATTGATATTAGACCAAGAGTTGCTGGATATGATACATCTTCAACACTATCACCATTTGACTTTGCATCCAGATCATTTGCATCTCAAGAAAATAATGTTCCCGATCCTTTAGTTCCAGATGAAACATTAGTTGTTACTTATAATTATTATCAAGGAAGAAAAGATAGATTATTCTTAGATAAGGCTGGTGATTTTATATATCTTCAAGGTGTTCCATCAGATGATCCTAAAGAACCACAAGCGATAGGTGATGCAATTGAAGTTGCTAAAATTTCAATGCCTCCATTTGTTGATAATATTAATCAAGTTAAAATGATTCGCACGAATCACAAACGTTTTACAATGGCAGATATTGGAAGACTTGAAAAGAGACTTGATAGTGTTGAATATTACACCAGATTATCTCTCCTTGAATCTGACACTGCAAACTTAACCATTACAGATGCAAATGGATTAAACAGATTTAAATCAGGATTTTTTGTTGATAACTTTAAAAAACACGCAGCTCATCAAATTGCACATCCAGATTTTTCTGCAAGTATTGATGCAAAAAATGGTTACTTAAGGCCTGGACATTATACAACTTGTCTTGATTTAATTGTTGGTTCTAGATCATTTATTGGTATTGGAACAACTGCAAATCCAACTTTAGATATTAATCATGTAACCGATATTGATGGTGAAAATATTAAAAAAACTGGAAGACTTTTAACATTAGACTATACTGAATCAGAAATGTTGAGACAGATATACGCCTCTAGAGTTGAAAATGTCAATCCATTCTTAATTGTTTATTATCAAGGAGACATGACAATTTCTCCTGATTCAGATATTTGGATGGATACAAAACGTGTTGATGCAAGTGTTACTGAAGATACATCTCAATTTGATAATACGATTGCTCAACTAGGTATCGATGAACAAACTGGATTTAGTGAAGTTAATTGGGGTGCATGGGAAACAAACTGGACATCTGAAGAGGTAGAGAGCACTTGGGAGAGATCAACTACAAAACAATTGGATGTCGTTGATCCAAAAGATTTGCCACCAGGCATAAAAATGAATCTTCAACATATTGCTAACTATCGAAAAGTTATAGAGTTGAATGGAAGGTGGCTTCCAAAAGGTGCTGGTAAGATTACTGATGCGACAATAAAAACCTCAACTGAATATGAAGATATTTTAAAAACAACAGAACAATCAAGGGAAGGTATTCAATATCAAGTTACTCCAAAAGTTACAGAACAATCTCTTGGAGATAGAACTTTAAGTCGTGATATTATTCCTTACATGAGATCTCGAAACATTGAAATCACATGTAATCGAATGAAACCTAGAACTCGCTTCTATGTTTATTTTGACAACGTTGATGTAACCGCATTTGTAACACCAAAACTACTTGAAATTAGTATGACAAGTGGCGTATTCCAAACTGGAGAAACAGTGTTCATGCCTGGTAGTGGTCATGCATTCCAATTTAGACTTGCTGCACCAAATCACAAGGAGGGCCCTTATAATGCACCAACAACAGTTCTTACATTAAATCCTTATGATAATGCTGCTGGTATTTCAACTGTGTATTCAACTTCATCTAATATTTTAAATATTGATACATTTAGTCTTGCCACACAAGTTCAAGGTTCTTTCTTTGGTCATGTTAAAACTGGAGTGAAACTCGTTGGTGAAACAAGTAAAGCTCAAGCAACAGTAACAAATGTAAGATTGATTAGTGACACTCTTGGTAACTTAAAATGTTGTTTCAACATACCAGACCCAAATAAAGATGCAAATCCTAGATTTGAAACTGGTACAAAAACTCTTCGTTTAACCACAAGTCCAACAAATTCCACGGTTGCTGGAACTGTAACTGGATCTGCTGAAGCAAACTTCCAAGCTAAGGGTGAGTTAGAGACAGTTCAAGAACAGGTATTAAGTATCAAAACTCCTCAGATTGAAAGATTATCAACAGAAGAACAGAGAGTTTTAAATGATAGAATCACAAGAAGAGTTACGGGCCCTGCTGGTGAATCTTTAGACGCTGTAACTGAGATCACTGGTGTTCAGTATTATGACCCTCTTGCACAAACCTTCCGTGTTGATGAGACATCTGGTGTATTCATAACATCTGTTGATGTATTCATGCAAACAAAAGATGAAGAGTTACCTTTGACCTTACAGGTCAGAACAGTTGAAACTGGATTACCAACATCTAAGATTCTACCATTTAGTGTTGTAGTCAAAGATCCAAGTGAAGTGAATGTATCTGAAGATGCATCAATTCCAACAACATTTACTTTTGAATCTCCGATTTATTTGACAGGAGAACAAGAATATGCTTTAGTTCTTGTAACACCAGCAGAAAACTATAATTGTTGGATATCAAGAATGGGAGAGGTTGATATATCAACTGCAAATCTACCAGATGAACAACAGGTATTAATCAGTCAGCAACCATATCTAGGATCTTTATTCAAGTCTCAGAACGGTACAACTTGGGATCCAAGTCAATATGAAGATATGAAATTTACAATCAGAAGAGCTGTATTTAACACAGAACCCTCTGTAGGTAGATTCTTTAATTCAGAATTATCAACTGGTAATGATGAGGTTCCTACTCTACCACCAAATCCAATCACATCTCTGTCTAAGAAGGCTGTTGTTGGTTTAGGATCAGCAATTCTTGGAACAACTCCAGCTGTCGGATTAGTCCCTGGCGTTACAATTACTCAGTTTGATAATTTGAACGCATCTGCGACTCTTATTAACACAGCTGGTGTTGCTAAAATAGGTGATGCAAGTGCTGTTACAATTGTGAATCCTGGCGTTGGATATACACCTTCAAGTGGATCTCTTGCGTATAATGATATTCCAATGACCACTGAAACTGGAGAGGGAACTGGTATTATTGGAAATGTTACAGTTCAAAATGGAGAGATAAGTGCAGTTACTTTCACAAATGGTGGGCAAAACTATGCAGTCGGTGATACTCTTGGAATTGGAACTTTGGGTCTTGGAAATGGAAGTGGTGCTGTTCTATCTGTAGGAGTTATTACTGCAATAAACAGTGTTGTTCTTGATAATATTCAAGGATCATTTGTTACAGGAGTTGGAACACTTGGATACAATAATGGATCAACTGTAATTGGAATAGACGGTAAAACTGTTGGTAGTGGATCTACAGTCGCAAGTTTTGATGTAAATTCAACTAATGATGGATTACATTTTAAAGTTAATCATCGAGCTCATGGGTTACATGCATTTAACAATTTAGTTAAAATTGAAGATGTTGAATCAGATGTTCCATCAACAAAACTTACTGCTGATTTTGATATCAATTCTTTATCTGATATATCTGTGGTATCCTCTTCTAATTTTGCAACATTTGAAGGAGTTGGTGTTGGATCAACAAACTTCGGATTTGCTCGAATTGGAGATGAAATCATTTCATACACTGGTGTTTCTGAAGGAGCAATCACTGGAATTACAACAAGAGGAATTGATGACACACCTTCATCTGATCATTCATCTGGAGATCTAATTTCAAAATATGAATTCTCTGGAGTTTCTCTCCGAAGAATTAATAAAACTCATGATATGAATAGTCCGACTGTGACAGTTCCAAATGACAAGGATCTAGATTTTTATCATATAAAACTTAATATGAATACAGATGGTGAAGATAGAAGTGGTGGAACAAAACCAGATCGTTTCTTCTCATCTACAAAAAGAGGTGGTGGAGTAAATGTGACTGCAACACAAAATATACAATTTGAAACCATCACACCAAATGTTACTACAATGACACCACCAGGCACAACTATTGGTGGTCGAATTAGAACTATATCAGCGACAAGTGTTGATGGTTCTGAACAGTCATTTGCAGATCAAGGATTTGAACCAATCGCTCTCAATAATCAAACACACTTTGAAACACCAAGAATGGTTGCATCTAAAGTTAATGAAGATCGTCAATTATCTGATTTGCCAGGAAATAAATCATTAACATTTGAGGTTTTGATGACAAGTAACAATCCTAACGTTTCACCTGTCATTGATTTAGATCGAGTCAGCACAGTTTTAACCACTAACCGTATTAACAGTCCAGTATCAAACTTTGCAACCGATAGTCGTGTGAATGAAACTGGTCAAGATCCTTGTGCATCAACATACGTTTCTAATTTAATTCAATTAGACAATCCAGCAACTGATATTACTGTTGAATTTGCTGCGTATCGAAGATCTGGATCTGATATTCGTGTATTCTTTAAAACAATTAGTGAAGGGTCATCTGAAAACAGTATGGATAGAGATTTTGAATTATTCCCAGGCTTTGACAATATTGATCAAAATGGTAAAATAATTAATCTATCTAATAATAGTGGAAGATCTGATGATCAAATAACTCCTTCAGTTGGTGGAGAATTTAAAGATTATACCTTTAGTTCAAGAGAGTTACCACCATTTACTAAGTTCCAAATTAAAATTGATATGGTTGGAACTGATCAAGCTAAACCACCATTCATCAAAGAACTTAGAGCTATCGCAATTGCATAATGAAAAATCACGTTCCAGTTGAGGGAAGTTCTGGACTCTATCGAGATTCAGAATCCACAGCAATTATTAATCGAGATAAAAAAGCATATCTTGCATATATGCAAAGAAAAAAAGATGCTGAAAAGAAAAATAATGAGTTAGATCAAATGAAAGAAGATCTCGATAATGTCAAAGGTGAATTAGGAGAAATAAAAGGTCTTCTATCTACTCTTGTACAAAAACTAAATAATTAGAAAAATGGCACAACAACAGGTAATCACTTTTGATCCAGATGTTGCCGTTCCAATGGGTGTAAATCTAACCATATTTTCTGGTGCAGATTTTAACACTACATTTACAGTTAAAACTTCTGTTGGTTCAAGTATAAATTTTACTAACTATACTGGACGAAGCAATATAAAGAAGTCTGTGATTGGAACTGCAAACACTTTTGGTGTAACTCTCGGAACTACAGATGGTAAAGTGACTTTATCAATGGGTTCAACAATTACCAGAAGTTTAGCAGAAGGTAGATATCTGTATGATGTGAATGTGAGTTCTGGTTCTACTTTCTTTAAAATTGTAGAAGGTAATGTGCTTGTTAGATCAGGTATTTCAACATAGGGGTGAATAATGGCTCAACCAAGTTCAAGACAAGGTTTAATAGATTACGCAAAAAGACAGCTTGGTTTTCCTGTCTTGGAGATTAATGTTGCAGATGAACAATTTCAAGATCTGTTAGATGATGCTATTCAAATATATCAAGAGAGACATTACGATGGTATCGTAAGAATGTATTTGAAATATAAAATTACACAAGAAGATATTGATAGGGGACAAGCAAGAGGTGGAGAAAAAAATGCTGGAATTACAACCACAACTGGAACTTCAACAGTAGGGTTATCAACCACTTTTAATTTTGAAGAGAATCAAAATTATTTACAAATGCCTGCTTCTGTAATCGGAGTTAATCAGATATTTAAAATCAGATCCGATACAGTTTATGATGGATTATTTAATATTCGATATCAATTATTTTTAAATGATTTATATGCCTTTGGATCAGTTGATCTTCTACAATATTCAATGGTTCAAACATATCTTGAAGATATTAGTTTCTTGTTAAATCCAGATATGAAATTTAGATTTAATATTCGTCAAGATCGTCTTTACATTGATACTGATTTTCAACATTTGCAAGTCAATGATCATTTTGTAATAGATTGTTTCCGAATTTTAGATCCAGATGATTTTACTCAAGTTTATAATGATCAGTTCTTAAAAAGATATTTTACAGCGTTATGTAAGAAA